ACCTGCAGCACCAGACTCATGACCTGCAACCATTTCTTTATAAGTTGAACCACCACTAACACCACCCATTTTTTGTGGTATTTTTAATCCGAAAAAGTTTAAAATATTTTTAACAGAATCAAATGCATCATCAGCCGTTTTTTTAGTTTTATCAATTGAAGCTTTTACTTCTTGAGATTTTGTTAAAAAAGTTGCTGCAATTAATACAACAGAAGCTTTTTTAAAAAACTTTATTAAAGTATCGAGTATATTTCCACTTGAAGTATCTTCAGTTATTATTTTTTTTGATTTTGATATTTTTAGATTTTTTTTTCTCTCACGTTCAGCTTCATCATATTTTTCTTTTGCAAAATTTCTATCCAATTCATATTGTTTTGTTTTTTGATACTCTGCTTTTTTTAAAAAATTATATAATTTAGCAACAATATCAGCAACACCATCACCTTTTTTTAAAGATTTTTGTTGGCCTTCAGATAAATTGGTGTAATTTGCAGAGCTTAATCCTTGTTTTTTATTACTAGGACTAAAAGAATTTCTTTTGTTTTTTCTACCGGTAAAATAGGATATATCATCTTCACTTCTACCCATTAGTTTACCAGAAATGGTTGCACCTAATTTTCCCGTAAATAACTTAGCAATATTCAAAGGATCAAATTTACTGCCTATACCTTTAACTGTTGCGCCAAATGATTCAGAAATGCCTCTTGATAAACCACCACCAACGGTGTTTGATTCTTGTATACTATCAATCAAGGTGTTTATAAAACCTTGTTTTCTGATTTTTTCCGCTTCATTGTAGTTCATTTAAGTTGCTTTAATTTTTCGTTTTCTTCTTGTAAAAATTGCATTAACATAGCCATATAAATGTCACGTTCCCAAGGCAGCATATTTTCCAATTCAGTTAAACTATATTTGTGGTGGTGTATCAAAGCAAAATTAGTTTTATAGTAATTCTTTAAATTGTCATAACAAAATATTAGTCGAAAAAACTTTCGAGACCTTCAACATCAATTGTATGGTTAAAACCACACTTACTACAAATAATAGGAACTATTTTATTTAATTTTGGTAAGTGTGCAAAAAAATCTTCTATTTTAGAAAATTGCTCTTGACTTAAAGATTCAATAAATGTTACCAATTCATTTGGGTCCGTTTCATTTGCATAATAATATTGTTCTCCATCAAAAATATATTCAACACTTTTTGCAACCATATTAAATGCAGCATCTGTAACATTTTCTAAATTAGCATTTTCTTCAATTATTTTAAATTCTGGATATTTTAATTTAATACTAATCTTATCTGTTAAGTTTATAACATCTTTGACGTTTTCATCAATGTCAACTTTAATATCTAATAAATTTAATTTTACTTCCATTGAATTGTTACAAACTTCAGTACCAATCATATTTTCACAACGATATTTGTTTTCCACAATTTCACCAACAGAACGAGCACGTAAATTTATAAAGAAAAATTCAACATCAATAATTGGTAATTTGTCAATATCAATACCTTCAGTCAAAGTACAATTACGTAAAACTTGGCGAATATTACTTTCAATGTTTTCAGAGTCATCGGACTCCATCGCCATTAATAAATTCTTTTGTTCTTTTACAAGAAAAGGTCTAAATTGAATACGCTTTTTTGATAATGGTAAATTCAATTCGTATATTGGTGTATCAATTTTTGGTAAAGCCATTTTATGTTCACTCCAGTTTTAAAAATAATTAATAAGCACCCACATAATATGGGGAATTAGGATCTGCAGATAATATTTTGGTCACCGCAGTATCATCAACAACTGTTATACCTGTATCATTACCCAATCCTCCAAAACCTGCGGTAATTTGAGAAATAGTAGTTTGTAATAAACTTGTACCCAATGATTGTATTGAATTGTTTTGCCAATTTGTATAAGCAAAAACAACTGTCAATTTATGAAAATTTTCTGAACCCCAATCTAAATCTAATTGATTTACAGAAATTGGATAAGCGTCAATTATATTAACCGAATATGTTAAATTATTTGTTAAATCATATTGATTAATTTGCATTGTGGTTACATAGTCACTCTTATATTTAAAATTATAACTATACGTAGGACTAATATAATCTAACCAAGCATCAAAAAATATTTTTTCTGACATATCACCAGAAACTAAAAAATCTAAATTCAATTCATTGTATTCTGGTGCATATGGATACTTTTCAACCGGCGCTGCACCAAATTTTTGTTCGGTTGTAGCAAAAGTTCTACTTGGTAATTCAGCTTTTTCACAACGCATTGTTAAAGTTCTAGCAACATCTCTAAAAGGAATTAAAGTTAAAGGAATAGGAATAACAACATCAAATCGGTTTTGTCGTGCAATATCTTTAGAAAAACTTGATTTAAAATCATTTAAGCTATTTGGCATTTATTGACCTTTTATTTCTTCTACGGATTCTTTCCAAACATCTATTGGTTTGGCACCCTTAAATTGTTGTAACGGCAGAAAACTTGCCACTTCAAACTCATGTGGTTCGATGGCAAGTATTTTTGACCTAATATGACTGGTTAAGTAACGCTTTAGACACGGTCTAAACTCTTTAAACCGCTTGGATGCGCTCAGGATGTCATAGGACACTCTAATACGCATAATATCATTATTACTATCTAAAGTCGCATAATCCAAGAGTTTGGTCAAAAATGCCACTCTATACTTATATGGCAAATAATGTAAGTTTAATCCTAAAAAGCCATCTGGATACTTCTCCAATGCCAATACCATTGGGAACTTATCATAATATGGTAAATCTTCTTTAGTTTTAGGGTCGTAAAAAAAACAATATAATCTACCAAGCATAAATCTTTTATCGGTACGAAAGGCTTCACGACTAACGTTTTTTGGTATTGATGATACATTTCTCAAATCATTAATTTTTGCATTAAGCCATTTCATTGACTCTCTGGACATAACTGCATAATCGGTTGTTGACCGTTCTTGTCCTAGTTTAGTGAGTATTGAAGTTGCCATGAGATTATTTAGTTCAATCCTAGATGGTCTTCGGTAATGACACGAAACTCCCATGCTCGGTCTTTACAGAATTCAATAGCGGCTTTCCATTTTGCCTCATTGACACCCCATGTTTTGACTGCTTTGATATAGTTCTCTGTGATACGTTTTTGTGGTGGCGGTGGTGCAGTTTCTTTTTTTGGTTTGACTTCAAGCATCATTGTTTTGAGTTTTCCATCTTTAGTTCTCATTTTAACAAGGAAATCTGGAAAGTAACGATGCCATTTACCGTCAATAGGTGATTTATAAGGAACAATGAGTTCTTCTGAAGCCCATGATATAATATCGTCATTTAGGTCAAGCCATGACATGACTTTGACTTCCCAAGACGAGCGATATACTATATTGGTCGGGTCACCAATATATTTGTGTGGATTACGAGGTTTAAATAAGCCTGAATATGCCATATAAATACTATGTATATCAATTTAAAGGAAAATCATGGCAATTGTATCTATTCCAACTTCGGTTGCTGGCGTAGCATTACCCGGACAATTGGGAAATATAGCAAAAGGTCCTTTAAGTGCATTATTTTCAGGTAACGGAGTTGAAACTTTAAAATATCCATCAGATTTAGCCACCGACCCAACAAAAATGCACTATGTTCAATTTAAGGTCAAAGAAGTTATACCAGCAGGATTTAAAGCTTCAAATACTGTTGCTGGTCAAACTGTAAATTTTGCTGGTATATCAGCAGGTTTAAATGCTTTGACTAGTATTGCAACTACAGCTATAAAAGACGCTTTACCAACAATCTTAACAAATACAGAAACATTTGGTAAAGCTATAAATTCAGTAACACAAGGTATATCAACTATAGGAAGTGTTACTGAAACTAATCTTACAATATCACCACAAACAACTCAAGCTAGAGCAGTTATTTCTTTATATATGCCTGATACTGTATCACAAAGTTATGATTCATCATACAATACCACAGAATATGGAGATACTCTAGGTACACTTAGAGCAATTAGTCAAGTTGGTGGAAAAATGGGTGGAATTAAAAATGCTGGACAATTAGGTAGTTTTTTAAAGAGTGAGTTCTCTACTGACCCAGCTGTTACATATCTAGCAACAAAAGCTGCTTCAGCCTTAGGTGTTCCTGGTGCAAAAGAAATAGGCACTTTAGCACTCAAAGGTCAAGGATATGCTATTAATCCTCAAGTGCAAATGATATATCAAGGCATTGGTCTAAGGTCATTTTCGTTAAATTTTACATTCACTCCTAAGTCTGCACAAGAAACTCAAGAAATTGATAAAATCATTAGAATGTTTAAATATCATTTTGCACCAAGTTTACAAGCTGGAGCGCAAACTTCTACCGATAGTATGTTTCTAATTCCTCCTGCTTTGTTTAATGTTGTTTTTATGAAAAACGGTTCTGAAAATCCTTATTTGCCAAAATATGGCGATTGTGTATTGAAAAACATTGAAGTTAATTATGCTCCAAATGGTTGGGCAGCGTTTGATTCTGGTGCACCAGTACAAGCAACATTGTCATTACAATTTGAAGAAACACAAATTCTTGACAAAGAAAAAATTAAACAAGGAACATTAAGATAATGATGTACTTCAATTCTTTTCCAAAAATATTAACAACAGATTACAATAATAGTGGTATTGTTTTAACTAATATTATTAATAGAATTGAGTTAATACCGTCATTATTGAAAAATCCTTTGGCATTTTATAGTTATGATATTCAAGAAGGTGACACTCCTGAAATTATAGCCAACAAATATTACGGAGATTCTTACCGTTATTGGTTAGTTTTATTTTCAAATCAAATAATAGACCCACAATGGAATTGGCCTTTAAATAATAGTCAATTTAATGATTATTTGATTGCAAAATACCAACAAGTTGCTGCAAATAATTCTACAGATGCGTTAACATATGTGCAAAATACAGTTTATCAATACACAAAAACAATTTCTACTACCGATAGTACAACAAATCAAACAACAACAAGAACTATTGTCATTGATGAATCGACATATAATACGTTAAATCCACTAACAACAACACAAACTTTTCCTAATGGTGTTTCCGTAACACAAGAAGTTACAAAAAATATTGTAACTATATACAATTACGAATTAGAACAAAATGAATCTAAACGTAATATTAATCTTATTAATTCAATTTACACATCAGAAATTGAGGCACAATTTAAATCATTGATGGGAGCATAAATTGGCAAATGCATTTGCAGTACCTTTAAGTCCTGGTATACGACAACCACAAGACGTTTCATTAAGTAATTTAACTTTACTTAGTGCTACAGGTACTATGGATTTAAAAAATATTTTCATTGAAATATCTTACCATGAAGATTTGTTTAATAACGTTTCTTCTGGTTATTTACTTTTATCTGAATCAATGAATTATAATGAAATTCTACATTTAAATGGTAATGAATTTTTAAGATTAACATTTAGTACTTTTGGTGATACAAATACACAAATTGATAAACTCATGAGAGTTTATAAAATGGACAAAAGAAAACTTGAAGGTAATATGAATACCATTTCATATTGTTTATATTTTTGTTCAGAAGAAATGCTTTTAAATGAACAATATAAATTATGTAAATCTTATTCAAAAAAATCAATTTCAGATAATGTAAAAGATATATTGTATAATTTTTTAAAAGTTAATCAAGGAAAACAACAAGATAATACTATTATTGAACAAACTTACGGTACATATGATTTTATTATACCTACAATTAAACCTTTTGATGCTATTAATTGGATGTCAGTATATGCAAGACCTTCTCCTGATAAACCAGGAGCGGATATGTTACTTTACGAAAATAAACACGGATTTAATTTTAGGTCGTTACAATCATTGATGGAAAGTAACGTCTATCATAATTATTCTTATAATCCAAAAAATACAAATCCAAAAAATTTAAATGAATCACTGCATAATGTTCTTACGTATGAGGTAATGGATGCATTTGATACTTTAGGTGCTATTAATTCTGGTGTGTTTGCTAACCAATTAATATCGGTAGATATCTTAACGAGAACTAAAAAAACAACAAATTTTGATTATGGTGAGTACCAAAAAAGTTCTAAAAAGTTAAATCCTTATCCAATTGTTAATCAATATCAAAACAGATTAAAAGATGAGTTAAATCAAACTCCACAAGCTGTTTTAAAATTAGTATTTTCAAATTTTGATGAACATACTTCGCCATATATAAAGAACCAAGATCCAAACAGTATAGCACAAAATATTTTTGCAGAAACTTATATTCCATATAGGACAGCACAAATAGCGTTGGCTAATTATACAAGATTAAAAATATGTGTTCCTGGCGATTCAAATTTAACCGTAGGTATGGTTATTGGTTTTTCACTTAAATCAATTAATCCTAATAGTAAAGAACCAGATGCGTTTTATTCTGGTAATTATTTGATTACTGCAGTTAGACATTTAATCTCGGATAATTATAAAACGGTTTTAGAAATAGTTAAAGAAAGTACTCCAACACAATATGCTTCTCCTGATAACAATTCAACAATTTGGTCTAATACATCAAAAGGAATTAAATAATGAAAGTTGTAAATAATTTTGCAGGTTTAAATGGTTTTGTTTGGTGGGTTGGTGAAATTGAATTTCGTGTGGATCCTCTCGCTCTTGGTAGATGTAAAGTACGAATATTTGGTTGGCATACAGATGATAAAGCAACATTAACAACCGACCAATTACCTTGGGCTCATCCAATGCTCCCACTAAATACTTCAAAATCATTTTCACCACCTAGAGTTGGTGATTGGGTTGTTGGATTTTTTATGGACGGAGAATCAGGCCAATTTCCAATTATGATGGGTGTTTTGCCGGGTATTTTAGCAAATAATACAGTTTCTAATAAAGGAATATTATAAAATGTCACAAAAATTATTAGACTTGCATATAATGGCTGCTGAAGCACAAATTCACCAGGCACATTTCGTTGGAGGTTTAATTACGGAAGCTGAATATAAAGAAAAAATTAAAAATTATCTAAATCATCGTGATATTGTAACCGAAGAACATCATGCAGAAAGAGATCCACATTATCGTGAAATATTAGACGGTGCATTGCGTTTAAATAATACTATTAGAGGTTAAAAATGACCAGTACTATTCCTTATACACCAAATCTTGCTAGTTTTGTAAATGGCGTAGAAACTAATCCTCCAACACCAAAAAATAGTGGTGATGGTCAATCTGCTGGCGCACCAACCACACCCTCAGCTTCAAGAGGTATCCTTTCTAATACCACTATTGACCAAATGAATAATTCTTTAGCTCACGCTTGTGATTTTGCTCAAGATATAAAGAAAAGTATAGGATTAAAGAAATATATTAAATCAATTGCTCAATCTATTCGTAAAGCAATTAGGGCAATCAAAAGATTTTTGGGTTTAAGTGATAATAGTGGACTTATTTCTACAATTATTCAAAAATTATCTGCTATTGCAAAAGATGTCAGAAATTTTATTAAAGAATATATTACACCTATACAAAAATTTCTAAAAGATGTTGTTGGTTTTATTAAATGGGCAACTGCAACAATTCAATGGATTTTAAGTTTGCCGGCAAAGTTTATTCAAATGCTATCAGATTGTTTAAGAAAAGTAATAGCTGCTATTACTTCTGTTTTTAAAGATGCGTTGGCGGAAGCTGCTGCGGCCGACCAAGCCGAAGCAGATGCTGAATTGTTAGCCGCCGGAGGAACTCCGCCAGAACCGGAGCCTGGTATAGAAGAATTGATTGCTCAAGCAAAAGATACCATAAAAGCTGGACAAGAAGCCGTTAATGCAGTAACATCTACTGTTGGTCAAGCAGTTTTGGTAGCCACAACAGCAACTGCAGCGGTAGGTGCAACTGCGGCCGCTGTTTCTGGTGCATCAACTCTTTCAACAAGTGCGGCTGCTTTGGTAACAGCACCAACAAGTTTAACTGATACAACCAATGCAACTCAATCGGTTTCCGCCATTCAAGCAGCAAATGCAACGCCAGCACAAACTCAAGCAAGCGCTTCTTCCGCAACTACACCAGCAAATCCTAAGAATACGGTTTAATTATGGCACTTACAGAACCTTACAAATTACCTGACCCACCGACCAAAGGAACGTGGACCGAACCTCAATCTGGTGCAACAACAGAGAATCCTCCAAAGTATCCATATAATAATATAACACAAACTGAATCTGGCCATTCATTTGAACTAGATGATACTCCTAACCAAGAACGAATTCGCCTTCAACATGGTAAAAAACCAAGTTTCATTGAATTGCAAGCAACCGGTGATGTGGTACATAAGATAGTTGGTGATGGATATGAAATTATTGCTGGAAATAAAAACATAACAATTTCAGGATTTTGTAATATTACTATTAATGGTGATTGCAATATGCACGTTCTTGGTGATAAAAATGAAAAAATTGATGGAAATTATAATCTTGAAGTTGCAGGTGAATATAACTTGCGTAGTCACGGTGAAATATCAATTTCAGGTGACGATGATGTATCAATTTCAGCTAATGAAAACTTTGGTGGTTCTTTACGATTGGCAGCCGCAGAAAATCTTTATTTAAACGGAGATTTGGATGTTGGAGGATCAATTACTTGTGATACACTTTCAGCTGAATCCCGTGTTAATGCTGGTATGGGAGTATATGCAGGACCTTATGGATTCACTTCAGCATTGGGTGGTTTATCATTGGGTATGCCTACGCCAGCAACACCTGCCGCAGTTCCTGGCTGCATTTTTACTGTTGGAACAATTAATTCATTGGTATCGGTCAATGCTCCAATAGGTAATTTTCCTGTTGCAACTAACACGTTGTTGTTAAATGCAATCTGGATGAAAGATATTGTTAATACGACTATGCATGACCATCACATACATACTGTTTTATCCAAAGATTTTGGTGTAACAGGACCACCAAATCTTCCATTTATTTGAGGATTATATTATGGCACTTGTAAATAACGCATCAGGAGTATATGCAACCTTAGGATACAACTTTAATGATCCTAATGGTGCTATTCAAAACTTTTCCGCTAATACTCAATTGGTAATGAATCAACTACCTGCATTGATAAAGACTTGGCAAGCACAAGATATTGCTAATAATAATGTTGGAGGTTATTTTCAAAATCCTGTTGCAACGGATGTGAATAATATTATCACAATTTCAAATCAAATATACATTTTGGCCAATTCTATATCCGGCAATGCAAATACTACATATGCAGGTACGGCAAATTTATATTCTCTTATTCCTTCGGCACAAACTTTAAATATTACTGCTAGTTCTTTTCTAACCCACACAAATAAAATATCCGGTGTAACTTCAATTGTTGGTGCAACAGATACAAATGTTAATCCTTATTACCAAACGGCAGTAAACTACGGAAAACAGGCAATTTATTTAACAAATCAAACAGACGGTATTGTAAATAATTCTCCAATTATGGGTAGTATGACTAGTATTTTGGTTGGACCACAAATTAGTGCAAACTCCAACACACTTTCTGCGGATTATATCATATTGACCAATGGAATTTCAGGTAACACAATATCTAATAGTCAAGTTACACAAATTGTTATAGATATGACTAATATTAATGCGTTTTTGTCTGGCAGGCAGTCTAGTGATGTCACCTTTTTTGGCAATATAATCAATTTTGTGAGTAATTATAATGCAACTCAGCAATTTTCTAGTATGGGCGAAACCGAAACATATTTGGTGAATAATTTTATTGGTACTCCTAGTTTAGTATCTAAGATTAATTCCTAAAATTTCGAAATTTTGCGTTCCGGCCTAAAAAATCTCCGAACGCTGACCAAGAACCAAAAAAGCGATTTTACTCCTACAAAAGTATAATAAATAAAGAATGGCAAACTTACAAAAAATATACTCAGATTTAGATTTAACATTTAACCGTGTACCAGGTACTAATGACGTTTCTTTAAGTTATGATGACCAAGCGGTTATTCGTTCTATTCGTTATCTTTTAATGACCAATTTCTATGAAAGGCCATTTCAGCCAAATATTGGTTCTAATTTGGATAAATTATTATTCGAACCAGCAAATAATTTAACATCTGGTATGTTAGCTGACGAAATTAGAAATGTTATAGAAAATTACGAACCTAGGGCAACAATTGATGTAATTACTGTAACTCCTAATCCAGATGGTAATTCTTTTTCAGCTTCAATACAATTTTACATAGGGAATAATACTTCACCTACAGCAGTAAATTTATTTCTTCAAAGGTCAAGATAATGGCATCTTCAAACAATAATATCAAAGTTGCTGACTTAGATTTTAGTAGTATCAAAAATAATTTAGTTACTTTTTTACAGCAACAACCAGTACTTAGAGATTATAATTATGAAGGCTCAGCTTTATCTGTTCTCACAGATATATTAGCTTATAATACTCAATATAACGCATATTATTTAAATATGGTCGCCAATGAAATGTTTTTGGATAGTGCGTTACAAAGAAGTTCTGTCGTTTCACAGGCAAAAAATTTAAATTATGTACCAAAATCTGCTGTTTGTCCTTCGGCAAACGTAAGAGTAATCATTAGCGGATTATCATCTTCATCTGTTACTTTACCAAAATTTGTTAATTTTATATCCGAACCAGTTAATGGTGTAAATTATAACTTTGTAACATCCGATAGTCAAACTGAAAATGTTTATAATGGAACGGCAACTTTTGACAATGTAATTATCAAGCAAGGTATACCAGTTACTTATAGATTTAATTATTCCGCTGTAACCAATACAAATTCAATTTTTGAACTTCCAGATGTTTCAATCGATACATCAACTTTACAAGTTTTGGTTTATCCAAATTCAGGAAGTACTTCATATGATGTTTTTACACTTGCATCAAATTTTTTAACATTAAACGGTAATTCAAAAGTTTATTTTTTACAAGAATCTTTAACTGGAACCTATCAAATTTATTTTGGTGATGGAATCTTAGGTCAAAAATTAAATGACGGAAGTTTAATTGTAGTTTCTTATATTACTACTGAAGGTTCTTCTGCCGCTGGAGCGAATAATTTTTTAATTGCAGATAGTGTTGGAGGAACAGCTACTGTTTATCCGATTTCTTCTGCAATTGGTGGTTCAGCCAAAGAAACAATTGATTCAATTAAGTTTCAAGCACCAAAAACATATGCAGCACAAGGTCGTGCTGTTACTAAAAATGATTATATTACTGCCATACAACAAAACAATTTAGGTTTTCCTGTTGATGCTGTTTCAGTATGGGGTGGGGAAGAAAATAATCCTCCTGTATATGGTCAAGTATTTGTTGCCATTAAACCTGCAGGCGGTTATTCTTTAACATCAACACAAAAACAAAGATTGATTACAGAAGTTATTCAACCAATTTCTGTATTAACCGTCACACCAACAATTGTGGATCCAGATTACACATATTTACAAATTAATGCTAATGTTTATTATGATCCAACACAAACAACATTAACATCTAGTCAGTTGCAAAGTGGCATAATAACAGCAATTCAAAATTACGGCACAACTAATTTAAATACTTTTAATTCAACATTTAGCTCATATGATGTATTATCATCTATTAATAATTATAATAGTTCAATCATATCAAGTGAATTTAATTTAAAATTACAGAAAAAGTTTTTGCCTAACTTTACTAATTCAAGCACAGTTAAACTATATTACGGCGTATCATTAAAACCGGGTATATTTGGTAGTGGTATTATTAGTTCTCCAGCATTACAATTTTTGGATCCAACAAATTTATCTACAATTATTGATGGTGTTTACATTGAGGAAGTTCCACAATCAACATATGGAGTTGATACCATTTCAGTAATTAATCCTGGTTATGGTTATCAATCAACACCTACAGTTAAAATTTTAGGAGATGGTTCAGGTGCAAATGCTGTTGCTACTGTTATTAATGGAAGTATTTCAAGTATTACTGTAACTAATTCAGGTAACAACTATACTCAAGCAATTGTAACAATTACTCCTGCTGCTGGTGATACAACAGGCCAATTGGGTGCTGCTGTTGTTAATTTACAAGGACGTTATGGTACGTTAAGAACATACTATAATAATGTAAATACTAATGTTAAAGTTATTTTAAATCCAAATATTGGTACAGTTGATTACCAAAATGGACTCATTACATTAAATAATTTTAATCCATATGCAATTGATAATCCTTTAGGACAACTCTCTCTTGCGGCAACACCTTCGACAGATATTGTATCATCAACATATGATAGAATCATTACAATTGACCCATATGATCCAACATCTATTATGGTTAATGTTACTGCAAAAAGTAAAAAATGATATCTTCTGGCACAAATACATCGATACTAGTTCCATATCAATTACCTGAATTTATTCGGGATAATCCTGATTATTCCAATTTTGTTTTATTCTTGCAATCTTATTATGAATGGATGGAACAAAATGGTAATGTTACTGATGTATCAAAAAATTTATTAAACTATGCTGATATAGATTCAACAACAGAACAATTTGCACAATATTTTTATAATGATTTTCTTTCTTATTTTCCTACAGAAATATTAGCTAATAAAAATGAAGTAGTAAAAATAGCAAAACAATTATATCAAGCAAAAGGTACACCAGCTTCATTTCAATTCTTTTTTAGAGTATTATATAATTCAGATGTAGATTTTTTCTACACAAAAGATGCTGTTCTTAAAGCATCTGCCGGTAAATGGTACATTTCAAAAAGTTTAAGACTTGATACGCTAGACCGTAATTTTTTAGAAATAAAAAATCTTAGAGTATTTGGTGAAACTTCCAAATCAATTGCTACAGTTGAAAATTCTTTAATTTCAACAAACAAAACAGAAGTATTCATTTCTAATATTGAAAGATTATTCCAATCTGGAGAAATAATTCGTGTAGTAGATAATTCTAACCAAGATATTTATTTTTTAAATGAAAAAATAGTTCCAACTGGAACTCCTGGTGCTGAAATATTGAGAGCAAAACTCGTAGGTCAAATTTCTCAAATCAATATTTCTTCTAATGATACACTAAGAGGTTTATTATACCAAGGCGCCAATACTTCTGTTAATTATCCTGGCGATCCAGTTGTTGTTTATGGTGGATTAAATTCTAATACAACAAACCCTATTGGTGCGACAGCATATATTAATACAACTACAAAAGGTTCTATTAAAAACATTTATATCGCCAATACAAATGGTACACTACTTGGTGGATTTGGTTATTCGATAGAAGATAGCACACAACCACAATATGGTCAAATTAATATTTTAAATGGTGGTGGTGCAATTGCTAATATTGCTGGTGTAAATACATCTATTGTATATGTTGGTAACTCATATTACAATCCTGTTTCTACGATTTCTTATGTTCCTACTGATAGAATTGGCAGTAAAACAGGTGCAATTCCTTCAAGTGCAAATGCTCAATACTTATTTGATACTGCCAACGGATTTATTTTACATGATGGAGTTTCATTAGGACTGGCTTTTGCTAATGATAAAATATACACCAGTAATTCTGGAGTATCTTATTATTTTGCAAATCTATCTAGTGCTAATGCGACAACAACTTTGGCAAATGGTTTATCTTTCATTAATAGTTTCTTAGGTTATCCTATTTCATCCGTTGTTGTTGAAAATCAAGGTGGCGGTTTAACATCTACACCAATTATCACTGCACAATCTTTATATAAGACACAAGACGGTGTAGCAACATCTGATTTAGGTGCCTTAGGTATTCTAGGACCAATTCAAATTAATAATCCTGGATTAGGTTATCGTGTAAATGACACTATCGTAATTTCTGGTGGATCTGGTTATGGTGCATATGCTAACGTGATTACTGTGGCGGCTAACGGCGCAATTACTAATGTTGCTTATGTTTATTCAACTACAGGACCACGTTATCCATTAGGCGGTATGGGTTATCGCCTATCTGCCTTACCAACTCTTACCGTATCTTCAGCAAATACTCAAGCAGCAAATGCTTCATTATCAATTGCTGGTATTGTTGGTCAAGGCGCTCAATTCACTAGTTCTTTAGACCGTGTAGGTTCAATCACAACAATCAACATCACAAATTATGGTGAAGATTACGTTTCACAACCTAACGTATCGTTTAAAGTTCAAGATATTATTGTTACTAATGTTCGTTTAGGTTCATTACCACAACAAGGTGATATTATTTACCAAGGTGCCAATGTTAACACCTCTACTTATTTGGCAACTGTTGATTCTATTACACCATTACAATTAAATGCCAATACTCTACAAGACATTTATAGCCTAAGAGTTTATAATTACAATGCAACTCCAAATATTGCTTTCCCATTAAACTCAAATAATTATTCGATATCTATTACAAATTCTTACGCAAGTATTATTTTATCTGAGTATGGTGGTATTAACAGTACAAGATATGTTAATGGTGTGATTACTTATGGTGATGGTACCGCTACAGGTAATGCAACATTCTTAAATGGTTTAACATTAGGTGCAGGACAATATTTGGATACTTCAGGTCAACCTAGTTCTTTTGACGTATTACAAAGTCCAAACTATAACAATTATACCTATCAAATTACATTAGAAAAAGAAATTGCCAAGTATAGAAGTGCTCTGTTGAATCTATTACATCCAACTGGTATGAAAGTTATTGGTCGTTTCGCCATGAAATCCAATGGTTCAATGTTGAGCACCACAGTAGATTCTTTACAAACTGGTTACAATCTTTATGATTCAGCTAAAACAAATAATTCAACTGTTACAGTAAGTTCAGGTGGGGATTTTACACAACTAAGTTCTAATGTAATATCTTTTAATTATCTAGGTGATGGTGTTAATTTAGCCAATATTATATTCTCTAATAGTTCAATTAGGTTTGTAACATCTAATGGATTACAAGTATTCTCTGAAGTTAACTCTATAAATCCATCATCAAATACAGTTACTTTAAAGAATAATGTTTGGATAACTTTTGTAAATGTTGCTTCAGGAATAGGTACATCTGGCGGAAATACTATAAATATATCAAACGTATATACATCATCTTATAATTTATATAACGGCGGAGTATATTCTTATCCAAATACTCCGTTACAAGATATTATTCATACTGGAGACTACATTAAAGTCAACAATATGGTAAAACTTGTGACAGTTATTAACTATAATACAAATGTAATTACTGTAAATAGTAATTTTACATATGCTGCCACAGGAAATATTAGTTTAAATAGAGTATTAGTTGGTTCAGCACAGAATACTCAAATATTTGGACCGTTAGGCACACAATATGTTCCTCAATTGGTTGATGAACTTACTAATACAATATTAACAGAAGATGGTAATGCAATTTTAATTAACTAAGGTGTAAAATGTCAACCGTAAAAATATCACAATTACCTAATTTACCTTCAATTGCCTCAAATACATCTAATACTTTATTTTTAGGTGTAGATATTCCAACAGGTACTACAGGTAAATTTACTGCAACTACTTTAGCACATCAACTATTTGCAAACAATTATCTAGTTGTGGGTCAAAATTATTCAACTATTTTTTCTAATACAGTAAGTCAATTTTCTGGAAGTGACCCATCATTTTTACAAGTTAATTTACAAAATTTTAATTCTACTGGTTCAGGTGACTATATTGTAACTGCTGATACAGGTACAAATTCAAATTCTTATATTGATTTAGGTATTAATAACTCACAGTTTAATGGTGGTACACAATTTTCTTCCATGAATCCATATGATGGTTATTTGTATGTTCACGGTCCATCAGATACTTCAGCTAACGGAAACTTAATTATTGGTACCGCTTCTTCTAGTGCCAATGTTCTTTTTATTGTAGGTAATACTTTAGCACAAAATATTGTAGCCACATTAACAAAAACTGGTCTTGTATTAAACACACAATCTTATATTACTTTTGCTGATGGTTCAACTCAAAGTAGTGCTGTATCAAATACTTATACTCAATCAGCATACGCTCAAGCAAACTTAGCTAATACCAAAGCACAATCTGGTTATGATTTTGCTAATACTATAAATGTATATTCTTATTCAGCTTATGCATTTGCTAATACTATAAATGTAACTCAAACAAGTATT